TGATAGACTTGGGGGTGTGCTTGCGTTTCTTAATGCGTGACATTGGGTTCTTGTCAATCAATCCAATAGAGATACAGTAGTTCATCAGCACAGAGAACACTCTAGCCTTTTGATTAGCATTGTCTACACTCACACCTCTCACCCATCCCTCATAGAGTTCAGAGCAATGGGCAGGAGTGAGGTATTTGAGTGTGATCTCTCCAAGGGAACGACTAAATAATTTACTATCACAGATGGCACGTAAGACATACTCGTAGGTTCTCCTTGTGTTTGACGAAAGGTAATTGAATTGACCTGTGTTCAAGTAGTGTGCTATCACCTGTTGAAAGTTGGAATTAATGCTGATGTTTCCTGCAAGGATCTTACCCTTCCTGAAGTCTTCAACGATCTGGATTAACTTTGGTATATCGTGCCTCGCCTTTCTCCCATCTTGAAAGGTTTGATTCTTCACTACCCCTGCAAGTTTTGCATCTTTAGGTGCGACAAAACGATAGGCAACAGAACCATCTTTAAGTTTTACTTTATGTGTATACTTCATGTTATACCTTTACTTTAATTTTACTAGAGGAGATGTAGTTCTAGTAGTTCTTTAAGTATTACTTTAAGTATTATATAGTTATATTCATAATTAAGTCAAGATCAAGCTCTAAACTTAAAGTATTCTTTTTTTAAAAGTGGTGCATTTAAAACACACTCCAATTCGTCAAGTTCACCATCAGCAGTTCGTATCACTTCATGAACATACATATGATCCCCATGACTGCCTACAGTTTTAGCTCTGCCCACTGCCTGACTAATAATGTCTTCAAGAAAGCTCGCTATCACCTTGTTATCTCTATATATTTTGACTCTATACATTCTCTTTCCTTTCCTTCTTCGCAGATCACAACCTTGGGGTAATGCCACAAGTCTACAAACTTTTTTTCAAAATGCAGCTCCCACAGAAATGCAATCACTATGATAAATAATAATGTCTTCCACCTGTTTACTTCCCAGATAATCATGTGTGCATTAATGCTCCCCATGACACAGGAAAATGTTCCTTCATGTAAAAGCCAACGCTCTCTGCCACACTCCTAGTTTGTGATTGACTGTGCTTGTCTGTACGTAGCTTACACATCTTTGCAAACGCACCTAGAGATCCACTCCAATACCATTCAGTCATGGTAGATAGAGGCAGTACCATACGTGCATCCTCTTTGCTCACACCTAGATTTAACAGTGTGTTGTATTGTTCTACAGCATAACTAACAGCACTATCGTATGTATCGCTACACTTAAATTGTGTGTGGGGTTCTAGGTCTTCACCTGTACCCTGCTTACTGTCGCTAGACTGTCTACCCCACTTGATCACATTAAATATCTCAATGTTTGTAGAAGTGTAGCGTCTGCTTACCTCATTCCATACTAGGTATTCATGCTTGACCAGTTGTCTGGCCACAAAGATAGGTGCTTTGCATTTGAACTGTGCGAAAGCATGGTTGAAGGGTGAGGTATGCTTGTGCTTGGCTAAGTACCTAATCAAGTTAGTGTCGGGTAGATCAAGTGTGCCAGATAAATTAAGTTGGTCATCCTTCCTAAACGATACTCTAGCAGAGTTCACTACTGTGGCATCATTGCCCATGTGATCTATCATGTGTACCTCTATGTCACTCATTTCCAATACATCCTTTCTTCTGCCATTTGTTCTGCAAGCTCTTCCCTTCGTTCTTCTGTTATATCTTGCCCCCCTAATTCATAATAATATTTTTCAAACAATCGCTCTAAAATATCTTCATCTTCATTGTGTAGGTATCTCATTTTCTTCTCCTTAAAATATTAATATTATGTAGATTGCAACTGTTAACATTAAAACTGCTATAATATCATTGACTAAATAATTCATCTTATTTCTCCATATTTTTCATTTGCATACTTGTCAATTTCAAAGGCATGATAATCTACATCATCCCATGTTAATCCTTGTTGATCTAGCCAAGGTTCAAGAGCCAATGCTCCACAACTCATGCCATCACATCTTGAATCAAAAAACCATCTTCAAAGCTCTCAACCCACATCAGTCCACTCAACTCATCAATCATTGAGCTATAATCTTCGTCAGCTTGAAATTCAGATTTCGCATGATTTGATAAAAGATGGTTAAATTTAGTGAAGATTTCATTTAAGAAATAGAACTCAACACCCTCTGCTGAACCAGTTGTTTCACCAGAATCTAAAACGAATACTTTGTCTGGATTATTACTCATGTTACAACTCCTAAATCTTGGTCAAGGTAAATGATATTATTTTAAGTCTATCTTTCATCTCTAACAATCCTATCAATTTGTTTCTTTAATGTGTCAACACTATCTTTATTCGCTTGGAATAGCAAACCAATACCACCTGCATCTATCCACTTTTTTACATTGGTTTTCTTATCATCTATCAATACATTAGGTGAGCCATCAAGTCTATTAGTGGCAAGCTTCTCTTTCTTATACAGAAAATGTAAGTTGTGTTTACTTGGCATCAAACCTTTTTTCTTTAACCATAATTTTTTCATCTCAATAGAATGCTCATGGTCACATTTTAAAGGGGATGAAATAATGCCCCATTGTATAGTTTTATTGAGGCTCTCTAGCTCTTTCAAGTGACCTACTAAGGGATATGTTACCATGTGGAATGTAAACAATTCATTAAAAAATTGTGTACCCTTTAACCTATACAATGCCCCATCAATATCTTTGATTTCTTTCCAATGGTCCACATCATTTTCATAAGCTATTTGTGTAAAGAAATCTGCAAGTACACCGTCCATGTCACTATAAATTATCATTCTTTCTTCTCCTTAATCTCTATGCCCATAAGGTTCTGCATCAAGTCCATTCCTAACAACACAACCTAATGGAGCTTCATCGCAGTTAGGCCAACTAAAACAAACTATATGTGGATCAAACTTATCTTCATCTTTATCTTTATCTTCATCTTTTGATATTTTTTTAGTCATTTCTTCTTCTCCTTCTCTAATTTAATCTTAAATGTGGTGTTGTTTACTTTGCATCCTCACTTTCTAACAACACCACCAATAGGATTAAACTAAGCGATATATCTATTGCCTTTCTTCACATACTTCTTAGAGTGTTGAACTAGTGTCCCGATAATCCAACCTTTTATTCCACCATTGAAACCATAAATGTCTGGATCATCACCTCGTAAATTTACAGCTAAGTTTTTTGCACTTGTCTTATCCATTTTATTCTGTGGTCTGTGTGCGGTTACGTTAAAAAATTTCAATTTGTTTTTCATTTTGATTACCTCATTGTTATTGTTTATCATTAATTCTAATCATACTTTAAATTGATTCGCAATAGTTATTTTAATTATTTTTTATCACCTCCCTATATTTTTATTTTGTTGTTGTATTTATGTCGCACTCGGTAGCAAGCCAAAAGAAACAAAGTGAGTAACCAATCGCTATTACACCAGATATTATTCCTAATGTATGCCATAGAATCAGACTGTAGATTAGGGTAAATGAACCTAGTACTAGTATAGCTAAACCGAATATAAATAATATAAAAAATCTCATTGTCTTTGCTCCTGTCTATTTAATGTGTTTTCTAATTATATTAACAATATATTCTTGTTCTTTTACATCTAATATTTTTGGTAAATCTATTGTTAAAGTACCTAAAATATTATCTTTTCTTCTTTTAATATACTCATTCATAATTTTAATAATTGTATTATCTATTATATCTTTTCTAGTTATCATTGTTTGCTCCTATCGTTTAATTAATGGGTTAAGAATACTACAGTTTTATTACTAGTCCAACATAAACCACAAGCACCACAATCAGAAACAATCGTTGTTTGATCTTTCTTTGCTAGTCTAGTTGGGTTTTCTTTCGTTACTTGTGTTGGACAAATAAACGCTTTCTTGTCTTTCACTTGTGCTTGTGCTTGTGTTTCATCATAGCTATTAGCAGTAAATGATTGCTCATAATTACCAGAAAATCTAATTGCAAACCTACCGCTGCTATTATCTCTTATAGTTTGGATTGCTTGTGCTATGTTTCTTTCTTTATCATCAATAGCATTAGGTTGATTAGCAGTATAACCATAAACCCTTAAACCCTTAAACATACTCAACCATTTACCCCATTTAGCAACGTATGAAACAGAATAAAAGTCACCTAGAATATGCAATCTAACAAGAAAACCATTAGGGTATTTTTTATTTAATACTGTTAATTCTTGTTCTAATCTTTTTTCAAATTGTGGGTTCACATCATACCTTGTAGCAAATGGCATATTGTTACCATAGCAATCAACCCAATGTTTACAGGATCTAGGACAAGTCTTTCTTTCTTCTAATGTTAAAGTAAATATTGGATAGCCTTTATAAATACCCTTTGTTACTTTCTTTCCTAGCTTTACATTAGTTGATTTTTTAATAAGGTTTTCTGTTTTAGCTAAACCATTATTAATATCTTTAACAGTTTTAGAAAATACTGTAGTAGCGTTCATAATTGCTATTTCTGTTTTACTTAGTTGTTTCATCAGTTTAATCCCTAGTTCGGTTTCAGTTGGTTAAATGGTAGGTGTCTTACAAATAATTTCATAACCAAGCTCTTTAATGACATTTATCTGAAGCTTGTTGAGTGTCTTTGAGTTTGTAATCCCAGTAAACAACTTAGCTTTTTCACAATAAGGGTAAATCAAATCATTCCCATATACATTTTTTATTTCTACATAAATTTTCATTTTGTTTAATCCTTGTGTTGTTAAAATGTTACAGTGTTTAGTCACTGACTTGGTGTAACCATTATAAGCATAAGAGAGAAAACAATGTCAACTAATTTTTTTAAGCCTTATTTTATTGACTGTTTTAATCCTTAGTAAAATGGTTGGTGATTCGTTTTGGGTTATTGGTTGGTGGTAAAACACAGTAAAACGAATCAGTATTTGATGGGGGTATAGTTTCTGTAGTCATAGCAATAGTGGTGCATCTTTTGCCTATTTCTTGAGCATTGCCTAAATAATGTGCAGTTTCTGTATGACTCAGTGATATAGACAATGTATTATTATCTAAAAAGGTTAATGATTTCATAGTGGTACGACTATTAGTAATACATTGCGTCAATCTTTTTGATAAGTAAGCCCTAGAGCAACGACCCCACGCATGGGCCACCCCACCCCTGTACGTATATATACACCCAGAGTGCCAGAAATGGTGAATTTTAGCTGTTAACCACATCATCTTGTACCCATACATAACCACCATGTATCTTCCGGGGCGTAGTTAATCACATTTCTACAACACAACCTAATAAAAAACAATAAAGTTAATTTTTTTCTTGACAGATTGTGCATTACATGGTATAATATACTTATAGTAATACCTTATAACTCTTAAAGTATAACTTATTCTCCTCCTCCTCTAGTAAAAAGAATTAAAGTAATTACTTTAAGTATAACTTTAAGAGGCGATTTACCTTTTATTAGAGGTGGAGGAGGATTTATGTCGTTTCTTTTGTCGTTTCTTCTTCTTTACCCTTGACAAATACATTATTAGGAGTATAACTACTGCCATGTCAAAGCCTAAAATGTACATTAGCGATAATGTCCTAGAAGAATTTTATTATGCTTTGGCAGATGAAGATGAATCTAGACTTAGACGCTGCCATATACCACGATCCGATGTGTTTTATGTGCGACAAAAAATATTTGTAGACACAGGCATTAAGTATACCCTAGACCATGTTGAGAGAGCGATGTACCTAGAGGGTTTACTTGAGGCTAAAGATGTATTTCAACCAAATGTGAAAAGAAAACATTATTGCGATTAAATTAAGTGGGGAAAAATGGACAGTAGATTAAAAGAATTAGAAGATTTAGTTTTATCTGGAAGAAAACCTACCAGTAATATTATAAAAGCATTGCAAAGAATATTATCTAGTGGTGAATTAACTAAGACTGAAGAAAGAAAGTTAAAAGCTTTACAAAGACAAGCTCAAAGTTCTGTAGATAATAAAAAATCTGTTAGTCTACCTACTCTAGAATTTTCTATTACTAGAAATAAAAACAACCCCGGCAAAAAACTGTCTGAAACTAAAGCTATGGCAGAAGCTAGAACTAAACCTAAAGATAAACCTAAAAGAAAACTAGCTTCTTTTGAATCTAAACCTAGCACCTATAAAATTAAAAAGGGTGACACACTTTCAGGGATTGCAAAAAAATTAGGGTCAACAATTTCTGAATTAATGAGTGCAAACAAAAATAGTATTAAAGATAAAAATAAAATTAGAGCAGGTCAGACTATTAACATAAGAGGTTCTTCAATAGCAAGTAAAAGAGAAGCACTTGATGCACCTGCAAAAACTTTATCAGAAGCTTTAAGAAGAGGTAAGTCAACGTATGGAACAGGTAAAAATAAAAAAGCCGCTGTAACTAAAGAACAGTTAAAAAAATCTGGTTTAAGCTTACGTGAATACGTAAATAAAATGAATAAGAAAAAGAAATAGATGTCACTCTTCAGATACGTTAATGCCAAAAAAGATCTTACTACAAACAATGCTACAGATGTCTACGCCTGTCCTTCTAAGACAATAGCTGTGGTTGATTCTATTGTAGTATCTGAAGACTCTGGTAATGCAGATACTATTACTTTAACTTTAATAGATGCTGCTAGTTCTCCTGCTACCTTTAGCTTATACAAAACAAAAGCGATTAGTGCTAATGGTACAGCCGAATTGCTAACGCATAGTGGTATTTATCTTACTGCAGGGGAAAAGATTGTGGCAACTGCAGCAACTGCTAACAGACTACACATAATACTATCAATCAGAGAAATATTTTTAGGAACTAACTAAGGAAAACAAATGCTCCAAGAAGAAAAAATAACTGTAGGTGATACAGAACATACAATAGAAGACCTTAGTGCTGAACAGAAGTACATGATTTCACAAATTAAAGACTTACAACTAAATGTATCACGCTCTAAGTTTGCTTTAGATCAGGCACAGGCAGCACTTAATGTTTTTACTCACACCCTTTCAAAAAGTTTTCAACCTCAAGAAAATCATACAGATGGCAGTTAACGCAGCAAAAAACTACACAAACCCTACCATGAGAAAAAACCTTTTTAATAAAATTAAATCAGGTGGCAAAGGGGGAAACCCCGGTCAGTGGTCTGCACGTAAAGCACAGATGTTAGCCAAGCAGTACAAGTCTAAAGGTGGGGGCTACAAGTCTTAATGTCGTATCTTATTAGCAACATCCCTCACTTTAAAGTATGGGTGAGGAGAGAGTATACATGTAACCATGAGCAATATCATGGAGAGTTTTTACATGGGATGGTTATTGCAGTCAACACAATACCTGACAGGTGTTTAAGTTTTCAAGTAATCTTTACTGGCTGTGAGAGTGACTTTGATGAGAATGAAGAGAACGTACATGGTGGTGCAATGTGGGCAAGGTTGCCTATCACAGCACTGGTAGCTGATGAAGTTTTTGATGAATGGCCTCAGACGATGGAGACACATCTAGCACAGCCTTGGGATTGCTCCTCTCACCACCATTCTATTGTAAAGATAGACAGAGTAAGTTCTAGTCCTTGGCTGTGTAAGATAGATGGAGAGTTTTACAAAGGCAAGTATTTGTTTACTGTAGACTACACAGAGAATGATATTGCAGATGATCCTGCTCAACACAAGCAGAGCCATGTGATACAACTAACAGACGCAGCTCAGTGGACAGGAAACATTGTNGCACTACCGAACAATAGAGTCAGGGCAACGAGTCCTGCATTATGGGAGACAGGAGAGGGCGCACCTGACTTTAAACCTAGCCAGTACCTACACGCAGCAGAAATCCACAATAGTTACTTAGACCCTGCTGTTACTTTTAATAATTTATATTCTGGGGGATAAATAAATGATGAAGAAAAAAGGGTATGCTAAAGGTGGCATGAAGAAAAAAGGTTACGCTAAAGGTGGTGCAGCCAAAAAGCAAGGAATGATGATGGGTGGTATGCCGTCAGCAGGAAAAGAAAAGATGAACAGAGGTGGTCTACCTATGGGTAAAGATCCAAAGACAGGTAAGATGATCCCTAAGTTTGCTATGGATGGCAAAGGTAAAATGGCTAAAGGCGGCATGATGAAGAAAAAAGGTATGGCTAAAGGTGGAGCTACAAGAGCCAAAAAGAAGTAATGGCATTAGCTAAACCACAAAAATCCCTTAAAGATTGGGGTAAGCAAAAGTGGAGAACCTCTTCTGGTAAACCCTCAAAGGGTAAGAAAAGGTATCTCCCTGATGCTGCTTGGAAGTCTTTATCTGCATCTGAAAAGGCTGCAACAAATAAAGCTAAAGCTAAAGGTGGTAAGGCAGGTAAACAGTTTGTTAAACAGCCTAAGAGTATTGCAAAGAAGACAGCGAGGTATAGATGATTACACCAGAGAGATTAGATGATTGGCGTATTGTACCAAGGCTGTTGATCTTGTCGTACATGATTGTGTTCTATCAAACATGTAACTGGTTTATGAATCTACCTGATCCCAACAATGCACAGGCAGGGTTTGTTTCTGTCGTTGTTGGAGCAGGTGCTGCATGGTTTGGACTTTATGTGAACAAAGGTAGAGCATCAGTACAGGTGACTGCCAAATCAGAAACAAGGGAGAATATATAATGGCAGCACCACTTATAATTGCTGTAGGAAGTGTTTTAATTAGGACAACAGCTAAACAGTTACCTAAACTATTAAGAAGATTTAAAGGTGCAAAAGAAGTTAAAAATCCTTCAGGCAGTCAAATTGACAAAGCTCAAACATATACTAAAAATTATACTAACTTTAATAAAGCACAACAAAAAGTTTTAGCTAAAGTAGATAATGCTAATCCTCCTCTTTTACAAAGGGTATTTGGAACAGGTAGAACTAAAACGCAAGAAGCAATGAAACCAGATCCTGCATTAACTACAGGAGAAGCTAAACGTCAAGCTACTCAAAATAAGCTTAAAGGTGGAGCAGGTGCAACAGGAGTTATAGGTGGTGGTACTCTTCTGTATAATAAATTAAAACCTAAAGATAAACCTAAACCTAAAAAAGAATCTCCACCAAGCAAAGGCAAAACAGGTAGGCTTAAATCAAAAAAACCAACAGGGCCAAAAACTGTAACTGTAGAATCAGGAGATACCTTAACTAAAATAGCAAAAGATAAAAATATAAGTTTGTCTATATTAAAAAAACTTAATCCTAATATTAAAGATTATAATAAAATTAAACCCGGTCAAAAAATTAGAATTGAAGGAAGTAAATAAAATGTGGGAAAGAATAAAAACATTTTTTAAAGAACGTGGTGAAGGTACTGCTTGGGATTTAGATTATGGCAAACTTATAATTATAGCTCTGTGCATTTACATAGCGTTTATTAAATGACTAAAGGATCTAAGAAAGATAGTATGAAAGGAATGACCATTAAGAGTGGGGATAAAAGACCTACTCTTAAAGGTGCAGGTCTATCCACAGATGCAGTTAAAAAGATTAACAGTCGTACAGGTGGCAACTTACAAACTGCCGTTACAGGTAAAGTTAAAGCAGGAAGTAAGGATGCTAAAAGAAGAAAGTCTTATTGTGCTAGATCTGGAGGACAAATGAAGATGTTTCCTAAAGCAGCTAAAAATCCTAACAGCAGATTACGTCAAGCACGTAAGAGATGGAAGTGTTAACATTTTTTGCTGTATCAATATTCGTTGCGTTAGTCTACTTAATTGTAACATTACTATGGGTGTCAGATGTTTAGTGCATTAACAACAATACTAGGTTCAGTGGGTAGCTTGGCTACAAGTTACATTGACGGCAAGACTGCTGTACAAAAAGCTGAAGCACAGATTCGTATGAAGGAAGCAACAGGCGAAATTGATTGGGAGCTTGCTGCTATACGTGCTACACAGAGTTCATGGAAAGATGAATGGCTCACTATAATTTTTACACTACCATTAATTTTGTGTTTCTGCGGCAACTGGGGAAGACAAATTGTCACAGATGGGTTTATTGCCTTGCAAAATATGCCTGATTGGTATAGTATAAGTTTAGGAGCTATAGTAGCTGCATCATTTGGGATACGATCTGTAAGTAAATTTTTTGGAATGAAAAATAAAAATAAATAAAGTACACATAGAATATAGAAATAGATATTTAGGGCAACGTAGGTTTCCTGTAACTAGATTTAAACATAAATGTAGATGGATTAAAAAGAGAGAAGATAGACATGAGTTATACATTAAGTTCAAAAAGTTTAAACAGATTAGAAGGAGTAGACAACTCCTTGCAGAACTGCGTTAAAAAAGCTATAGAATTAACTAAGGTTGACTTTGGCTGCATCTGTGGTATGAGAACTCCTGCAGAACAACAAGCTCTTGTTGATAAAGGTGCTTCACAAACTTTAAAATCTAAACACCTTGAAGGTCTAGCAGTAGATCTCATGGCATACGTTGGGGGGAGGGCTTCATGGGAGTTGAGTCTATATGACGATATAGCTGATTCCATGAAGGAAGCTGCAAGGCTTGAGAACGTGGGCATTCGTTGGGGAGCAGCTTGGCATATAGATGACATTCGTAATTGGGATGGCACAATGGAAGAGGCTATGAACGCCTATATAGATCTTAGAAGGAGTCAAGGTAGAAGACCATTTATTGATGGACCTCACTTTGAACTTGGGATAAACTGATGGGATTATGGTTGGGTATGATATTATTATGTGCATCTCCTCAAGCAGATAGTTGTTTAATAGTAACATCAAATGAACTAATGTTAACAAAAGACGAGTGTTTTTTTCATTCAACAAAAAAAGCACAAGAGTCGTTGGCTAGTATTGCAGTGTATAAAGCTAAACCTATGTGTCAAATTATACCGTCAGTTGTATTACCTGAAATAAAAAAGGGAAAGAATATATAATGGCTAGAAACTTAACAGAAAAACAACAGAAGTTTCTTGATGTTCTTTTTGAGGAAGCAGAGGGTAATCCTGTTACTGCAAAAAAACTAGCAGGGTACAAAGAAAATAACTCTACCGCTGCAATAACCTCATCACTTCAAGAAGAAATAGCTGACTTAACTAAAAAGTTTATTTCAAGCAGTGCAACAAAGGCTGCCTATTCTTTACATCAAATTATGCATAGTCCTACAGACTTAGGTAATAAAGAAAAGATGATGGCTGCAAAAGATATACTTGACAGAGGTGGGTTTGTAAAAACCGATAAGGTAGAAGTAACCTCTTCAAGTCCACTTTTTATTCTACCACCTAAACAAAATGAAGACGAATAAAAACTGGAAGTTACCTAAACCAGAAGAGACAGAGGATGGCTACAACTGGAAACCTGTAGTCAGAGTTGGCAGAACTATACCTTTTGGTTATGAGCAGAGTGAAGATGATAAAGATCTTCTTCTTCCCATTGTAGAGGAACTAGAACTACTAGAGAAAGCCAAAAAGTTTATTAGGCAGTATAGCTATCGGCAAGTTGCAAACTGGTTAAGTACACAGTCAGGTAGAAGTATCTCGCATGTAGGTTTAATGAAGAGAATTAAAATTGAACAAAAACGTAAGACAGAAGCTTCAACTCAACGCTACCTTGCCCAAAGGTATAAAGAAGCGTTACAAAAAGCAGAAGATCTTGAAGCCAAAGTTACAGGAAGAAGAGAAGAAAGTATTCCCACAGGTTAAACCTGAACCGATAGAAGTAGAAGTAGCTCAACAAAAAGTTATCTTTGAACCTAATCGTGGACCTCAAACAGAGTTTCTTTCTTCTAATGAACGAGAAGTCCTTTACGGAGGCAGTGCAGGTGGTGGTAAGAGTTACGCTATGCTTGCAGATCCAGTACGCTACCTAAACAATCCACACTTTAGAGGGCTGTTAGTTAGACGTACAACAGAAGAATTAAGGGAACTAATATCAGTTTCAAAGACCTTGTACCCACAGGCTATTCCAAATATTAAGTTTATGGAACGAGACAAGACTTGGGTAGCACCATCAGGAGCAACACTGTGGCTCTCTTACCTAGATAGGGATGATGACGTAACAAGATACCAAGGTCAGGCGTTTAGTTGGATAGGATTTGATGAGCTTACACAATGGCCTACATCTTATCCTTTTGATTATATGAGATCTAGATTACGTACTACTAAAGATAGTGGCTTAGAACTGTACCAGAGAGCAACAACAAACCCCGGTGGTCCCGGACATCAATGGGTTAAGAAGATGTTTGTAGATCCTGCTCCACATGGTACAGCATTTTGGGCAACAGATATAGAAACAGGACAGCAGTTGAAGTGGCCTAAAGGTCATAGCCGAGAAGGACAACCATTATTCAAAAGAAGATTTATACCTGCTACACTATTTGATAATCCATACCTAGCAGAAGATGGAATGTATGAAGCAAACTTGCTTTCATTACCAGAGAACCAGAGAAAACAACTATTAGAAGGTAATTGGGATGTTAATGAAGGAGCAGCTTTTCCTGAGTTTAATAGGAGTATCCATGTTGTACAACCTTACGAGATACCTAGTGGATGGACAAAATTTAGAGCTTGCGACTATGGCTACGGAAGTCACACAGGAGTTGTCTGGTTTGCCGTTGCTCCTGATGAGCAACTGATTGTTTATAGGGAACTGTATGTTTCAAAAGTATTAGCTACAGATTTAGCTGATATGGTACTGGAAGCAGAACATGGAGATGGAACTATTCGTTACGGTGTACTTGATAGTTCTCTTTGGCATAGGCGTGGTGATACTGGCCCTTCACTTGCAGAACAGATGGTAATGAGAGGCTGTAGGTGGAGACCCTCAGATAGAAGTAAAGGGAGTAGAATTGCAGGAAAAAACGAAATACACAGAAGATTGCAAATTGATCAATTTACCGAATCACCTCGTATGGTTTTTTTTAATAACTGCACAAGTATTATCTCTCAACTTCCGAGCATACCATTAGATAAAAATAATTCAGAAGATGTAGATACAAAATCAGAAGATCACCTCTATGATGCTCTACGTTATGGAGTAATGACAAGACCAAGAAGTAATCTGTTTGACTACAACCCAGATACACAACGTAGCGGATTTCAAGCAGCAGATGCAACATTTGGATATTAAGGATAAAATATGGCAGACGATATAAAAGAAATAGCAATGGATGCTGAAGAATCTGCAGCAATAGATGATGTAAAAGAAGGTGCGCTTAATGATGAACCGATAGGTCAAATAGAAAGGTTTGTTAAAGAAAGGTTTAGAAAAGCAGAAACAGCAAGACGAACTGATGAAGAACGATGGATACAAGCCTACAGAAACTACAGAGGGATCTATAGTCCAGAAGTTCAATTTACTTCTACAGAAAAATCTAGAGTATTTGTTAAAGTCACAAAGACTAAAGTTCTTGCTGCTTACGGTCAACTTGTAGAAGTTCTCTTCGGTGGTAATAGATTTCCACTTGGTATTAACCCTACTGTTTTACCAGAGGGAGTAGAAGATACAGTTAGCTTAGAAACTAATCCACAACTCAAAGAGGCTCTAGGAGAGCCAGAAACAGCCCCTACAGATGAAAGATCACTTTTACCNGGGGAAACCCTTCCAGAGTTTAACGAGCGTGTAGGACCACTTACAGACGATCTGAGTGCAGTTGAGGGTGAAGTAGAGTTTAAATCAAGTGGGAGTCCTTCTTCTGTACAGTTTCACCCTGCAATGGTTGCAGCTAAAAAGATGGAGAAGAAGATCCATGATCAGCTAGAAGAGTCTAATGCTAAGAAACAACTAAGAGCTGCTGCATTTGAAGCTGCACTATTTGGTACTGGTATTATGAAAGGTCCATTTGCTGTAGATAAAGAGTATCCTAATTGGGATGAGGAAGGTGAGTATCAACCAGTATTTAAGACTGTACCACAAACATCTAGTGTTTCTATATGGAACTTCTATCCTGACCCTGATGCAAACAATATGGATGAAGCAGAGTATGTTGTAGAAAGACACAAGATGTCTCGTTCTCAACTACGTGCTTTAAAGCGTAGACCTTTCTTTCGTTCCAACGCTATTGATAAAGCACTAGACATTGGAGAGAGCTATAATAAAGAGTGGTGGGAACATGCAATGGATGAGGGTAGTGAAGAAGACTACTCTGAAAGATTTGAAGTATTAGAGTTCTGGGGTTTTGTAGATCGTGACATTATAGAACAATACGATGTAGAGATACCAAAAGAACTTAAAGATGCAGAGCAGCTTAATGTTAATGTATGGATTTCTAATGGGTGTGTGTTACGTTTAGTAATGAATCCTTTCACTCCTGCCTATCTCCCTTACTATGCAACACCTTATGAGATGAACCCTTACAGTATTTTTGGGGTGGGTATAGCAGAGAATATGGATGATACCCAAACACTTATGAATGGGTTTATGAGAATGTCAGTAGATAATGCTGCACTCTCAGGCAATCTACTTATTGAGGTAGATGAAACTAACTTAGTTCCCGGCCAAGATCTTAGTGTGTACCCCGGTAAAGTCTTTAGAAGACAGGGTGGCGCACCCGGACAAGCTATCTTTGGAACAAAATTTCCTAACGTATCTAATGAAAACATGCAGATGTTTGATAAGGCTAGGCAACTTTCTGATGAGTCTACTGGTTTTCCTTCGTTTGCTCATGGTCAGACAGGTATACAGGGTGTAGGTAGAACTGCATCTGGCATTTCTATGTTAATGAATGCAGCTAATGGTTCTATTCGTAACGTCATTAAGAATGTAGATGACTATCTTTTAGGGCCACTAGGTAAAGCATTCTTTAGCTTTAACATGCAGTTTGACTTTGATTCAGAGATTAAAGGTGATCTTGAAGTCAAAGCTCAAGGTACAGAAAGCTTGATGGCTAATGAAGTACGTAGCCAGAGATTGATGCAGTTTATGCAGACAGTATCTAATCCTGCTCTTGCCCCTTTTGCAAGAATGGATTACATTGTCAGGGAAATTGCTAAGAGTATGGATCTTGATCCAGATAAGATAGCTAACTCAATGAGCCAAGCTGCAGTACAAGCAGAAATACTTAAGAAGTTTCAAGAAGCTAATCCACCTCCTGCACCTCCACAAGGACAACCACCTCAAGCACCAGTTCAAGGTGGGCAACCACCTGCTCCTCCCGGTGGACAAGTGGAAGATACACAAGGATCTGGTGGTGGTACAATAGGTACAGGTTCAGTACCAACTCCAGACGAACCCGGATTTTCTGCTAATAACCAAGGAACTATACAATGAACCTAAAGAAGCTTGTTAATGATAAAGCTCTGTGGGATAACTTTGTAGAATACTTAGATCACACTATAGGGCAACAGCATAAAGCTATGGAACAAGCAGATGACAATATTATGCTACATAGAGCGCAGGGTGCTATTGCTACTTTAAGAAGACTTAAATATCTTAGAGATGAAATGAATGGAGAGAATTGATGGAACAACAGATGAGCTTATTTGAAGAAGGTGGCATGAAAGATGATGGCCTAAAGAAAGATCCTGTAAGTGGTAATGATATTCCACCCGGATCTTTAGCTAAAGAAGTTCGTGATGATATACCTGCACAGTTAAGTGATGGTGAATATGTTGTTCCTGCAGATGTTGTACAATACTTTGGAGTAAAGTTCTTTGAAGATATTAGAATGGAAGCTAAATTAGGTCTTAAACAAATGGATGAGACAGGTAGAATAGGTGGTGANCCTGTNTCTATGACNATGATTGCTTTAGGTGAA